AAGATATTACTTCCACCAAGGAACAGAAGACGCAATCATTAGACACAATAAAGAAACTCGTCCACATATGAGAGAACGAATTTATAATGAACATATTAGACAACCTTTTGAAAAGTTGGCAGAAAACATTATCCATACATTTAAATTTTATTACTTTGATGTGCCGAGTGTAGATGTTATGCACGAGGTTGTAAGTTTTCTATATATGAATATGCATAAATTTACCGAGGGTAAAGGTAAAGCATTCTCATACTTCAGTATCGTTGCTAAGAACTATTTGATTCTACACAACAACAATAATTACAAAAAACTTAAACAGACTGATGACGAATCCGTAACTGATTACAAAAGAGACGCTATGTATGAAACTCAAAGAGCAGACATCTTAGAGGGACAAAAAGAATATATGGATTTGTTCATAGAGTATTGGTCAAATAATCTGACCACCGTGTTCAAAAGAAAACAAGATATAGATGTAGCAAATGCTGTTTTGTATCTTATGGAACAAAGAAAGAACATTGAAAACTTCAACAAGAAGGCTCTATATATTCTGATTAGAGAAATGACAGAATCTAACACACAACACATAACTCGTGTTGTTAATGTGATGAAGAAACATCATTATAATTTACATAAGAATTATTTAGTTACTGGTTCAATAGAAACCAAATGGACTGGTAGTTGGAATAATTTATAACTGATGTAACAACGGGCGATATTTCTACCGCCCGTTAATTCCACCTTTATTTGTTAAGTAATCCGAGTATCACGATAAGTGATATAAACCCAGCAAATCCGGCATTACCGAATAAGTTCACTAAGTTAATCAAATTACTAACAATATCAATACCTAAAAATCCCCCTACAAATACTAATTGCACGAGAACACCTAAGCCGATTATATGAAGTAACATATCTTTAATACCAGATACACCTTCCATAATCATTTTGATTGTGTCTTTCATTTAGTTTCCCCCTATTAATGAATAAAAGTCGGGTTTTGTCCGACTCGTATAATAATTATAAGTCAAAATTAAAAAAATCAACCGATATATAAATATATATTGTCTTTTTTTGACATTTGTATATTTATTGTTAGGTAAAAACTATGGCAAAAGATTACGAAATATTCGAAGGAAAAACCTTATCAGATGTCTTTAAGGACATATACGATAATTCCAAAACCAATAAAACACAATTAGAAGTTCTAATGAAAGAGGTGGTCGGATTTATTAAGGACGGAGATACAGCCGTTCAGATTATCCCTATGTTAAAAGAGTATTTAGAAATCAATGTCAAGAACGACGAACAACTTGTTAAGTTGGCAACAATCGTTCAAAGAATTACAGCAGCAGAAAATAGAGTATCAGATAGTGGAGATGAGTTCGGTCTTACAGAAAAAGAAAAAGAACAACTTATGGATGCGTTAGAATCTGATGTTCAAGAGTTACAAATCAAGCAAGACGAAATAGAAAGTTCTATCAGTAAGGAAAACTAATGCCATATTTTGACGAGGCTGGTATAAAGGCCCAAGAAACTAAGGAAAAAAATAATATTCGCTTAGAGGATAATTCTACATCTAATGATGTAGTGAATGAATCTATGCTGCGACAAAAATTAAAAAACTTAGTCCAGAAAGAATTCTTTCATCAATTAGAACCAGTTGAAGTTTTAGAAATTGTTCAAGACCAAAATAAAAATAAATTTGGAAAGATAATCGGTAGGTATGTTTATTCAGAACAAAATTTACCACTTGACGATTGTAGAGAAGGTGGTGCATTTATTCCACTTAACTCAAATATTATACAAATGCCTTTACCAGGTGAAGTAGTTATTGGATTTGAATTTGACGGAAACAAATATTATTTTTCTGCAATCAATCCAACACCTTCCAATGTAAACAACTTAGATGAGTTGAAAGGATATAGTAATACAACAGGTGCTGAAGAATATCACACTAAGTATTTTGAACAAAGTAGTTATTACGCCGACAATTCTGATAATGTAAAGGGTAGAAAAGATAATAGAGAAATAAATACCACGAGAAGAAGAGGTGGTAAAAATAGTAGTCTTGATTATGGAGATACATTGATACAAGGACGACATAATAATTTTGTTCATTTGAGTAGTGAACAAAGAAAAAATCCTAATAGTGATAGTGGTAATGTTACAATGGGAGCTTATAGAAAAAATACAAAAGGTTCTTCCGTTGAATTGACGACAAGAGAACAAATATTATATCCACAACAAGTAATAGACTTGGGTAAAGATATGAAATTTGATAGAGAAGGTAATGCAGTTAATAAAGCATTTATTGCAGGTAATGGAGAAGGACAAAGTGGATTTACAGAACCTTCAATATTTTTAAACTCAGACAGAATTGTATTGAACGCACAAGAAGAAGACATAGCTATTTTTGCAAAAGGAAATATTCACATCAAAGGAACAAGTGTTCAGATAAAAAATGCAGAAGTAGTTGATGTTAACTCAAAACAATTTGTTCAAAATGTAGAAAATGTATATAGAATTACTCAAGATGTAAAGGCGGGTAATGTAGTTTTATTACCTGAAAGAATAGTTGAAGAGGGTGCTGACAAAGCATTAGAGTATAGAAAAAATATTGGTAATTTAATAAACCAAATCAATAGTTTAATTCCTGCAGCTATTCCTGGAACAAGAGCTATTCCAAATCCAGCTTGGTTAAAAACCATTAGAGATAAAATAAAAAGTGCAAGAGAAGCTTTAGAACAAAACAAGTTAATAACAAGTTTAAAATGGTTAGACTTTAAATCTTGGAAAACTTATACCATTGATGAATTAAGAGAAGCTTGGAGTCCAGTTCCAGGTATGGCAGAAGTTATTTCAAAGTTAAGTAATTTACAATCTTTAATAGAAGATGTAGAAAGAATTGAAGAAGAATATAATGTAGTTAAATCACAAGTAGAAACTGCAAAAGCTATCATTGATGGTCCGAAAGAATATATTGCATCTTTTGCTTACGGAGCACTTAGTGGAGCAGGTGTAACTTTTGGTGGAAAAGAGTTAGTATCTTTTGAAGATGTTTTGAATAAGTATGAAGATGATGGTGGAGATTTAAGTGAAATTGAAAATGGACAAGAATTAAAAGACAGAATATCACAAGCTAAAAAAGATGTAGAAAGTCTTGAAGGAATACCTGATACAGGTGAAAATGATATATATGAAAATGAGAGATTAAGAATATTTGGTGACGGAAATCCAAATTCACAAGTCACATTTGATTCAGTAATGGGTAGATTTAAATCAGATATTCAATCAGGACAATACAATGGATTTATGATGAAAGATTTAGAATTAGATATTCAATTAGAAACTGAAACATCAAAAAGAGATTTAACTAAGATGTTGGCTGAAGCAGCAACACAACAACAAGAATTAGAACAGATTGAATTTAAATAAGGAGTAATAATGGACAAAAATAAATTAAGAAATATTATTGAATTAGTTGTTCGTAAGGAAGTCAAAAAACAACTGAGCGAGATATTTATTAATGAAGAAACAGAAATCAAATTAGCAGAAACGATTTCTAAACCTAAACCTAAAAAGGTTGTCAACAAACCTAAAAAACAATACACAAAAAACAAAGCGTTAAATGAAGTATTGAACAACACTAAACCATTAGGAGCACCTATGGAAGATGAATATCCTTCATTGGGTGGTGGTGTATTAGGTAGTGACAATATGGCAGAAGTCTTGGGTTATGGAGATTTAGGTCGTGGTGGTAATAAAGAAAAGGCACGAGAAATGGGAGCGGTTGATACAATCAGGAAAGCAGGTGTTTCAGTAGACCAAGTTCCAGAGGGTGTTCAAGATGCTTTGACTCGTGATTATTCTGGTTTGATGAAAGCAATTAATAAAAAGAAAAGTGGTGAGGATAATTTTAGACCTTAATAACAAATGGCAAAAAGTGTAAGAGAGATAGATAGAGATGACAACATTTATGTTGGTGTCAAGTTTCCATTAGAGTATAATAAAGTTGATGGATTTTTTCCACAATCTAAAACTGTAAGGGAACAATCAAAGTCTAATCTAAGAAATCTACTATTAACAAGTCCTGGTGAAAGAGTAATGCAACCAGAATTTGGTTCAAACTTAAAATCTATCTTGTTTGATAGTTTTGATGATGTTAGTTCAGATAATATTGAAGAGGCTATAAGAGAAGCTGTCAATCGTCAACTACCATACATTACTATTAACGAAATTATAGTGGTTCAAGACAGCCAAGCTGAAAATAGAATTTTAGTGTCGGTTGATTATTTTACGACACTTGAACCTGATACATTAGATTCACTTTCATTAGAATTTAACATTGGAGAATAAGAATGCCTAATACTAATATTAGAGAAGTAGATTATGGAGTTGGAAAAAAAATAGTAAAGAAAGAAGTAAACTATCTTGGTAGAGATTTTGCAGACATTAGAGCAAATCTAATTGAGTTTGCAAAAACTTATTTTCCAAACCAATACAATGATTTCAATGAAGCATCACCAGGTATGATGTTTGTTGAAATGGCGGCGTATGTCGGAGATGTATTGAATTACTATGTAGATAATCAATTTAGAGAAACACTTTTAAATCAAGCAGAAGAAAAGAAAAATGTTTATGAGATTGCACAATCATTAGGGTATAAACCAAAACTAGCTTCACCTTCAAGAGTTGAGTTATCATTTACTCTTGATGTTCCTGCAAAAACAACAGGAACAGGAGCTTCAGCTATTTCAAAACCTGACTTAGATTACGCAAGTAAGTTAGAAGCTGGTAGTGGATTTACTTCAGAAAACGGAACTGAGTTTTCTTTATTAGATGATGTAAACTTTAAAGTGTCAAGTTCATTAGATACATTGGACATAGCAGCTTTAACACCATCATCAGGAGGAGTTCCTACTAATTTTAGATTAACTAAAAAAGGTGTAGCTGTATCAGGTAAAACAAGAGAACAAACATTTACTTTTGGAGACGGAGTAGCTTTTGATAGTATAATTCTAGCTGAAAATAAAGTCACAGAAATAGTTTCAGTAGTTGATAGTAATGGGAATAAATTTTATGAAGTTCCATTTTTAGCACAAGATACAGTTTTTGAATCAGAAGAAAATACAAGTCTAAATGACCCAAGTCTTTCACAATACAAAAATGACACACCATACTTGTTAAAATTAATCAAGACTTCAAGAAGATTTACAACAAGAGTTCTTGACAACAATAAAATGGAATTAAAATTTGGTTCGGGTGTTAGTGATAATGCTGATGAAGAAATTATTCCAAATCCAGATAATGTTGGTTCAGCATTAGGATTCGGTGTTTCTAAATTAGACGAGTCGTTTGACCCAAGTAATTTCTTAAAAACACAAACATTTGGATTAGCTCCAAGTAATACAACACTAACAATAAAATATCGTTATGGTGGTGCTGTAGAACATAATGTTCCAGTTGGAACAATCAATAGATTGAGAAGTATAACACTTACAAACTCAACAACAGGTTTGGTTTCATCTACACAATCTAATACTAACACTTCTTTAAGAGTAGTTAATTTAGAAAGAGCGACTGGTGGAGCTAGCACAGAAGAATTACAAGATATAAAACTAAACGCTTCAGCTTTCTTTAACGCACAGAACAGAGCAGTTACAAGACAAGACTATATTACAAGAGTTTACTCTTTACCACAAAAGTTTGGTAATGTAGCAAAAGCTTATATTGTTCAAGACGAACAATTAGAACAAGAGGGACAATTAGAAGTTATTAATGGAGAAATTAAAAGAATAAAATCGATAGATGTTATACCTAATCCGTTAGCATTGAATATGTATTTATTAGGATATACATCAGACAAAAAACTAACACAACTAAATGAGGGTGTCAAACGAAATATAAAAACATACCTTTCACAATATAGAGTATTGACTGATGCGATAAATT